ATTTCATTAGTAGAAACATTATTTACAGTAAAATTGATAGTTATTCGTAATTGGTATTCAATCGACGGGTCATCTAGATGAGTAACTACATCGATTTTATTAATAGTTATATATGACAACCAAAAATTTACAGGACCCGTAATTGCATCTATAACATCTTGTTTAATTTCATCATCACTTGGCTGAAAAATTATATCAAGCAATCTAGTTCCAAATGTTGGCTGATGAACTCGTTCGCCAATTCTAGTTAGTAATAAATTTTTTAAATTACTAGTAGCTTGTTCAACATCAGATAATAATGATGTAAATACACCTGGTACACCAAATGAAATTGATACTCCTAAATAAGTATCTGGATTATTTTGTGTAGCAGATTGTATTATGTATGCCATTAATTTCCTTTTTTCTTGCTAATTGCTTTCATTAACGCAGAATAGTCTCGAGTCATTGCTTGTTGAACTTCTTGCGGAACTTCAAATGTTTTACCGGTTTCTGGATCTTCCATAACTTGCGGCGCCATCGGTGCATGCCCCATAGCTTCTTTCATGTTTTGTCGCATCATACCGAAACCTTGTGCATCAGCCGAAGTCATTCGAATTTCTTCCATACCTTCATTCATCATGTCACGAAAACTATTCATAGCCATTGGACCTTGTTCAGACAATGGATCTGTTTCATTTAAAACTGAAGCCCATTTATTATCTTGAAATAATGGTTTCTTTTTAGTTGAAACAGCTTCAGTATGTTGCGTTCGCTGAGTTACCGTATTAGTTGTTTTCTTAACAGGACGAGCCATTTCGTTAATAGTAGATTGTAACCCATCACGAAGAATCTCAGTTAATTCTTCTTTAATAACCTCACGTACGGCTACTTTAAGTGCTTTTATAAGTGTTTTTGAATCCATATGATTATTTTATTATAAATATAAGTATTAGTATTTTACGGGCATTCCCCATTCAGTATCAGACAGTTTGGGCCCGTAAAATGTTTTTGTATCATAATTAATGGCAAAATCACCTAAATTACCATCTTCTGATGTTGGTTCATTAGTCCCTGATACAAAAACTACTTTGCTAGGCATTTCAATTAAATTGTCTAAAATACTTAGTTGTTTTGCATTCAATTGTTGTATAAGTTCTTCGCGATTATCTAAATCATCAATTGATGTATTAAGTACATTATAAAAGCGCGATGGCGTGTAATCAACAATTTCATTATTAATAGAATCTATAGCAGTTTGAGTTGCTGACGAAACTGGAAATATTTCATTATCACATATTGATGCTAATTTATTAATTACAGCACTTAATTGCGAAGATGCTAAAATAACACTACCATTTACGATTGTTACAATAATTGATGCTTGTTTTAATGCCCCCAATATTGTAGCAATTAATTCATTTTGTACTGCTAATGCTTGTACTAATCCAGAAATTACCGGTACTGGATTTGCTAGTTGTAATGATGCTAATGTTGATGCAATTTGAGCTGCAACTGTTAATGCTGGTACAACAATTTGTAATATTCGTAAAACATCTTGTATTTTTTGTATAATTTGTTGTATTGATTCTAACGTAGCTTTTATTTTTTTTATTCTAGGATCATTACATTTAATACGATCCGATAATTTAGAAGAATCTAATATTGCTTCAGTTACCTTCTCAGCTAATCGATCTGTTAGTTTGTTTAATGCGGATTGTAGTTTATTAATCGCAGTTGGTACTTTTTGTATTACTAAATCAAAAGGAGGTGCTACTGCCATATTATGTTTTCTTTATTTTATATTGTTGACTACTAAGATCCGGTAGTAAATTATAAATTTCACCAATAATAGATACAGCATTAGTTGTTACAACAGCGCCATTTGCTGTGCCGCCGGCTGAAATTGCTTTTATTAATTTTAAAATAATTGCTTCTAGAACTTTTCCATGTACCATAGGTTCCGTTGCAGAATCATCGCCTAATTTTATTTCTCCTGTAGTATTTAATACAATTCCTTTTTCCGAATCGATTATAGCTATATCTTTTTTAGCTCGTAATATAATTCTTTCGCCAACACCTACAAATTGCGATTTTTTAAAGTTTGCATTATTAACAGTTAATGGAGTTGATAATTGCAATCGATCCAATGTTTGCGTACTTGTTAAATATAAAGACGAATCATCAGATTCGATATCTTCTATAACAAAGTTTTTATCTAGATCTAATTTAGATGAATTTGATAATATTATAATAGGATCTGTTGTTTCCGGGCCAGACCAAGTTGGTAGAATATCATATTTACCGGTATTAATAGTACTACTAAATCGAATACTATTTCCATAACGACCTTCAAAGATAACATCACCCATATATGGTTGAAGTATAGGAGTAGCACGTTCAACAAAATTTGGATCTGGTTTAAAATTTTCTGTATTAACGGGTACTACATTAGAATTGATTCTAGATTGTATTCCCGTAGTTGGGAAATAATACCATTGTAAACGTCGCCTAACCCAATTTGAAGTTTGATCATATCCTTGAAAAACTAATACAGATTCACCTTTTATTGGAATTTGTTTTATGTTAGATGAAATAGGTTTAACTCGTTCTAAAATCTTGGTATTATTATTTTGTTTTATCATCACATCGATTGTGAATAACATGTTTGAATCTTTTTCACCTGACTTTTTTATATAAGTGTCAGTAGATTCAATAACTTCTCCAAAATAAAAATTAATAAGACTTTGTTCAATCATTCATACCTTTTTCAATTTTTTGTTTCGCATCATGGATCTTTTGTTTTAAAACAATATCCTCATTATCGAAACTATCTATTTCATCTGATAATTCTGCAGATAACGTTTGCTCGGCAGCTTTTAAAAGTTGTTCTTTTTCTTCATCGCTTAATAAACTGTCGGCACCAGAAATAGTTTGTTTGGTTGAAATATAACGTTGCACAATAGCTGTTAATTTTACTAAATGATCATCATTTTTAACAGCAACGTCTAAATATTCTTTAATAAGTGGCACAATAACAGTTGCATCAGATGCATTACGAATTAATGGTTGTAATTGTGCAATTAGTTGATTTATTTGTCTATCTTTTTTTTTAGAATTATGATAGACATCGGACATCAAGTCGGCAAAGGTAGTGCCTTTGAATAGTTCATCATTCTTGTCCATAAGTAAAATCCTTTAATATAAATATCAAAAAGGCAATTTTACGAAGTCAGATTGTTCGTACTCTAAAAATTTATCTACGTATATTTGTTTTAATACTTTAACAACACGTGTAATATTACTAGTTTCTAAACCCGTACGTTCTCGTATAAAAATGTACAATGCCTTTTTATTAAAATCTTCAATGTTTTCTCGACTCTCAAAAATATGTAAAACTGAATCAGCTACATGGATGTCAACGGAATTATTAAAAATATAATTTAAATTATCATAACAATAATCAATATATGCATCCATAAAGTAACGCAACGTTTCTTGCATTTCATCATTATGAATTTCGGTTATGATATTTCTTTGTTCGTCGATATCTAATTCCAACGTATCAGCTTTCAATTTAGAATATGCTTTTTGATTTTCTGCAATTAAATAATTAAATGATGTTCTAGTATAATATGAATATGCTTTACCAGCAGCTGGATTGAATTTATTTAAACGTTCCGTTAAATAAGTAACTAAATCGGTTTGTAAATCTACAAATGAAGAATCAATATACGTAGGCTTTACTTTGTTGATTAAATTTTCTGCCATTTTCATGAATGCAGGATATATAAATCTTCTATAGATTTTTTCGCGTAATGCCGAATCACTTGCAGTTTGATTATATGCCGAAATTGCAAAATCTGTTATTTTAGTAAAGTAAACGTTACTTTTTTTCTTCCTCTTCGCTGCCATCAAATTCTTCTTTTAATTCGTCTACTACTTGTTTTAATAATGCAAACGTTGTTCCTGCTTCATCATCTTTTTCAAATGCACCTAATCGGTCGATTTGATTCATTGCAGTATACGATTTAGAAATTCTATCAAACATATATTGATTAGTAGATTCTAATTCTTCAATATATTCTTGTGCCTCTGCTAATGTACCTGCAAGATACCAAATTCTATATGCTAAATAACCTATAATACCAATTGATACTATACTAATTAATATTAAAGCCATATTATTCCTGATTAAATGCTTTAAAAATATCCATAAGTGAATTTTCGACATCTGGATTATTTTCAGCTAGATTTTTCAATCCATTACTTTTTTGTATTTTACTTTTTTCAGATACTGGATTAGGAGATGCATTTTTATTGTTTCTCCAGCGTTCGAATTCAATTTGGGCTGCCATATGATCACCATGATGCAAAATAATTGGCAAATTTGTTTTCAATTTAGCCTGAGCTGAACGAGCAACGAAATACGGTTTATTTGCATCATCATACATTCCATCATGTATTTTGATTGCTTGATATTCTGTCCAAGACATTTTAACATCATATTGTTGAAGCAACCAAACTGAAAGATCTGGTACCATCGTAAACGGAATATTTTCATTGTGTTTATACATCTTGTTTTGATTCTTGCGATGCCAATCAGATGTTTCTACTTGATAAACTTCATTACCATCCCCTGGAAAACCTACTTTACCTAAATCATGATGCATTGCCGCAAAACGAAGTTCTTCAATAGTATAACCAGACATATCAGCACCCATCTCAGACCAAGATTCATAAAGTTTTTCAGTGCACGCAATAACACGAAGTACGTGATCTACATATCCTCCCGCAAATGCATTATGAAAGTGTGCTATTGATGATGCCGGCATCATTACCATACGATCTTCAAAATCATCATACATTCGGTTGAGTTGATCTTTACGCGTTGGGAAGTAATCATTTACCGCTTTGCGATATGCTTCCCAATTTGATTTAATTTTTTCTGCTTCTAACATAAATTTAATATAAGAAATTATTTACGTATTTCCAAATGTTGACCATTTACCAATTTCGAAGTGCATTGCCAACACGTAACTGCAGTTGCCTTTTCATCAACCCGTTCACATACATTATCACAATATTTGCACTGTAATCTTTTAAACCCTTTTGGGGGTGGCGTTGATTTTGATTTCATATTTTTTGATTTTTATTCGCGGTCTACGTAATAACGTGCTGATTCGATCTTTTTCATTGCACGTGCTAAATTATCTAAAGTAGATTGTTTATCAGATTTATTTTCAGTTAATGCCCGACCGACCATCTTGATGATTTCATATGCATCTTCTAAATCATCTGTAACTTTGTTTTTGTATTTGTAATACGCCATAATTATAACCCTTTATTAAATTATTATTTATAATAAATATATTATTCTAAAATTAATGCTGTATTTTGACAATATTCTAAATTTAAATTGATCCACGACAATTCTTTAGCCTTAGCTTCAACTTCGATGTCTAAATCTGCTACACCATATGTATTCGGAGTAGTTGTAATATAATCGGCATGAGCTTGTTCCTTAATTTTGGTAAACTCTTTGTAT